ATGTTGATGGAAGGAAAAACACAATTATGGTTTAAATTTGACCCTTCGAATAGATTTGTCAAAGATTTTTATAAGGTGTGGGATTCAGAAGTTTTCTTTTTGGCAATCGAAGATAGCTTATTAATCAATCTCTACTATTCTAATAAGAACTACTTTAAAATTCCTGCTGCGAAAACGAGAATGAAGAAGGATGTATACTTTTTGTTTGATGTGGTGACTGACGTGCCGGACGCACGTAGCGATCATCGGCGTTATGACTATATAAAGTATACTTTCGTTGATCCAGAAAGGTATAAAGATTAAAGTAGGCTACCTAAAAAGGTAGCCCGGAACGGATTTTATCACCATACTTATGAAAGGAGATATTTTTTAAGTTGGTATTAAGATTGTGTAATATGATGATATCTATATTTTATAGTATCAGTGCTATAAAATCAAAAATAAGTCACTAATTAACTATCACTCCAATTATAAGTCTTTTTCCCATTATTTTTTACAGTTATATGGTATGCTTTTAATGGCTTCAAATATAAAAGAGTTTAAAGCGTAACACACTTATGGGGGAGTGGTTTTTGGGGAACGCTTTAAACTCTTCTTTATTATTATCTCACAATATAACCCAAATGTCTTTCTATTTTAAAAGTCAAAGTAAAACTTTTCAAATATACAGAAGTATAACTATGTGAAACATCCTTTCATTAATCCATAAAAGAATACATAAAAAAGCCACTCATTTGAGTGGCAATGAAGAAAAGCTTTAGCTTGTATAATACTCTTCAAAAAGTTCTAACACAGAACGATTCAAATGGCTACATTAATGTACCCTGTAGGACTCGAGCCTACGACCGGACGGTTATGAGCCGTCTGCTCTAACCAACTGAGCTAAGGGTATGGAAAGCCACCACAACTCCTGCAAACAAAAAGAATGGACCTGAGAAAAGATAAATTATTTTTTTCATTCTTTACGTTGCGGTGGCATCTTTATTATTACATATTTAATAGCAAAAAACTAGATTGTACTTATTCTTTGTAAAATATATTATTTTATGCTATTATTTCCAAGTCATAAAAAGAAAAAAGCTTCAGATACTTATCTTTTTGGGGAAAGACTCTAGGGTGAGGGAGTATCTGAAGCTTTTTTCTATGTTTATTATCTCACATAGTTATTTTTTAGTCTATTATTTGCTTAATTTTTTATATTATAATAATTTTATTTGCTCCTTAATTAGTAACGAACTACTCTAAATTGCTAGCAATAATTACGGTATCTAGCTTAAAATAAAAAAACACCTCAAATGAGGTGTTTAAAGTTCAACATTATTTTACAATATTTACTGCTTGAGGGCCACGTTGACCTTCTTCAATATCATAAGTAACTGCTTGGCCTTCATCTAAAGACTTGAAGCCTTCTCCCTGGATCGCTGAGAAATGTGCAAATACGTCATTTCCATCTTCTCCAGTGATAAATCCAAAACCTTTGTCTGAGTTAAACCATTTTACTGTACCGTTATTCATATATATTTCCTCCTGATACGTATATAATACGTGTTTTGTTGCAATTAATATTACTTTGTAAAAGGAGTTTTTATAGTGTGAATATATCGCTCAGATTACGTTTCAAATTAGATTACTTGTTTAGTATAACACGAATGTAATGGTAACACAAGGCTAACACGATTTAATATAAAGAACTATATTTAAGCATTTAGAAGAGTTAATTGCAGAACGAAAATACAAATACAATACTGATTAAAATTAAATAAAAAAACCACCTTTTGGAGGTGGCCCACAAGGGACGGCGTACTTACATTACGCTTAATAATTATTATCGTATTCCTTGTGTCGGCAGTGCGAAATTAATTCGCCTGTAAATTAATCATAAAGTAACTATCTGCTAAATGCAATAGTTATGCTTAAAAAAATTTAGCTTATTTTTTAAGGCAACCTCATACAAGAATGTTCCGGTATATTTCTCATTTCTCTGTTATCAATCTTGAACGATGTCCATAATCTGTTTGCCAATATATCACTAGCTTGTATCAAATAATTATGTTTAGAATCGCAATAAGACACATTTATTTCTAACTTACCTTTCCAAATAGGTTCATAAAATACACCATAATTAAAATTATGAACACCATTTTTTAGTTCTTCATATACTGATTCCTCAAAATTATAATAGCCATTACTTGCAGTGGCTTGCTCATCCACACAGATACATAGCTTTAAGTCGTCCTCTGGATTCAATAATCCTCTATTTATCAGCAACTTAATTTTTTCTTTGACCAGTCTTTTTAATACATAATCTTTATATCTGTGTATTGATTTTTTATGATCTAAAATATTTGACTGTACCCTTTTGATATCAACTGTTAATCCCATACTATGTTCGTTTTTTAAAACCCTGTATAATTCGTATTTTTCACTTTTATCTAAATAACAAGCTTTTAATTCTTCTCTGTTACCTCGTTTGGTTTGGATTCGTTGAACCACTTTTTTATATTTTCTTTTTGCAATTTCTTTATTATCCTTGCCAATGAATGCGTATCCAGCGTAGACAAAAAATCTATTAGGTGCATTCCTATGCAAGACGCCTGAATCATCAAAAAATAAATGTAATTCTTCCAACAGCCGCTTCTCCGATCATTTGTTATAAATATATGTTAATTTTACATCTTAGCCGTCTTTATAACAATAACTAAAATTGCAGATGTAGCCTAATTATATGTACTGCCCCTCAACGAGGGGCCATTTTTTATCGTTGCGGAATATTTAAATACCAGCGTTTATCATGAAAATCTTGTGCTCCGCCTTTAGTGTTCCCTTCTGGATCATTCGTTGCCCGCATCATTACATAGACTTTCTTATTAGGAAAATTACGCATATTGAAAGATACATGATAACCAACATTTCCAGAAGTATTATAAGCTTGGTTTACATCTGGTCTATAAATTTCATCAGCTCTTACTCGAGCTAATTCTTTCCCAGTATTGTAGTCCATAATGAAAATATACTCGTATTTATAGTTAGCAATGTGCCATCCAGCCACATGCAAGTTTGCGTTTTCGATTTCTCCAAACTGATCAATGTGGGCGTAATTTGTTCCATCTGTTAGTGTAGGATTTGCAGCACCTGCTCTAGTTGGATCAATGACTGGTTTATCCTCCGAAGTAGTTGGATTTTCATCGGTAAATCCATGAGCTAAATCATATGCTAATTTTTCTTTACTTACGCCCATTTCAGAAAGATAACCGTAAGGATCTGTATGATCGCCCCAAATATTTTGTGTTACCCATAAATGCGATTTGATTCCTGGTTGGTTATAAGGCGTGTCCAATGTTAATGGAATACCATATTTTATTGCTGAATCTCTAGCCAATTCAACGTATGCCTTGTAGTTTTTCTCAAACGTTGCTTTATCATGTGTGTGTTGTAACTCAATCTGCACAGGACTGTTAGCATTAGCATACGAACCAGCACCGTACTGTACATAACCAGGTTGACCGACTTGATAAACAATTCCGCCGTCTCCCACAATGTAAGCAGTGTAAGCACTAGTCCATGAACGTTTCATATACTGTGCTTCATTTCGTGCTGTCGCAGTCTCATTTGCTGTTTCATGCAATAGGATGTACCGATTATTCGCTACTTGAGAGCTACCTTCATTTACACCTAAAGCGAACTCATCTTTGATCGTGTAAGCAAAGGTATTTATCGGCAATAAAAAAAGAGCCGTTAATAGGCTCATCGCAGTAATAGTAATTTTCTTTTTCATTTGTTTCCTCCTATTTTTTTAAGTTATATGCAGACACACCAGTGATAACACCTAAAAACGTTGCTACTGCATTGATAGTCAGAACTGCCATATCTGTTCCATTCCATCCATAGGCTTTGCCTAGTGTTGCAACTAATACAGATGTAGCCGGAAGTACCGTAAGTACCGCCCACTTAATGATTTGATAATATTTATCAGGTAAGATCATCTTTATTCATCTTCTTTCTATTTTTATCGAGATGTTTCCCTAAATAAAGTTTTAATTTGTTGTGTGTGTTCTACCAATTTTTCTGCATGTGTATCTAATTTTTCATCGTGTTTCTTTAGTTCTTCATGAATCATCAATCGATCTGATTTGCTCGATTCTAAATCTTTAGTCAGCAAATCTAAATTGTGGCTTACTTTTGAAAGAGTTTCAGTAATCTTCGAGAAAGATGCAGTGACTGGTTTTATTACTAATAAAATCAATCCAGCGATTGTCGCAAACCATCCCGCCCACGTTGCTAACTCTCCTACATTTAACAAATTCCATCATCTCCATTAAAAAGAAGCAACCGACATTAAGCCGATTGCTTCTAAAAAATTAAACAGTACCTATTTTAACTGACTGCCAATTGCTTACCGTTCCACTGCCTTGCAAACCAAAAACATACTCTCGTATTCCTTTGCAATTTTCGAACGTCACAATGTCGTATGATCGATTAGCATCGAAATCCGTTGAAGTGACCGTATCCACTCGAAAACCGGTGTTGTTAAAACGACAATTTTTAAAGGTTAAACGCGCATTCGGCATGACCTCCGGTGCTGGACCCATCCGAGAAACATCCCAGCCGTTGTTATGGCCAGCAGTGCTTGCATAACCCTCTCCGGTATACGTAATGACGCAGTCCTCCACAGAAAAATGATCTCCACAACTCACGCCATAGCCGAGAGTCGCTCCTTGAAAACCTGTTACTTTTGGATTGCCTCCCCATTTCAACACACAACGTTTCAGCTTAAACCACGTATTCCCCGCCGCTGCCGTCTCAAAATGGAATGGATACCGTGCGTTTTTAACATCAAGCGTGAACCCATCGATCGCTCCTGTTAAATTCGGTTTGCTAACGTGCATGATGGACTTAGCCATCGCCTCCGCGCTAGTCAAATTAACATCATCTGCTAAACTTTCGTGGCCGTCCCATTTAAGCAAGTGCTTACTTGGATTATCAGGATCAGCACTTGTGATCCACACATAGTCTTTTGCAATCAATCCATAATACCCACCATGCCAGTTCGCATGAGGATACAGATCCTCAAAATTGATCTCATTGTCATAAACGATGATCTCATACTGCTTATTAACCGCGCTATCTGTGATACTGTCAAACGCAGTTCTCAAATTAGTATAGACGCCGTTTTCTGTGTCTTCTGTTTTTGACGAGTCAACGATTAGTGTTTTGCTAATATTTTTAATGGGCTCACTAAACTGATTTCTAATTTCGATTGGCAAAACATCAGCAGTTAGTTTGACTCCATACGACTCATACTCCCCGATTTCATATCCGGACGTTACCATAGCTGTATTCGCTCGGCTATTCGGATAAGACACAACTAGATTTGCCGCATTTTCAGGCGCAGTAATAGTCATCTCTCCATTTGATCCGTTTGATCCGCCGGAAAGACGCTGATTATTATTGTCATAAAAACAATAAAATGTGACATTTCGGATGGTGTATGCCTGCCCTCCATTGACTTTAATCGGTTTGCCAAAATTGGATGAGTAATCCGCACTAGACACTGGTTTCCCGGTTGACGGATCAACGTACGATCTAATAGTAAAATCAGCACTGTTAAGCAAATTTTTAGACGGGATCCCTTCGACGATTTTTCCGTAAGGAATACTGTTGATCTTATCAGCTAGATTTGATTCCATGTTTTCTAATGTTAGTTTCCCACCATACGTTTCAAACGCTTCAAGTGAATCTCCGTAGTTGCACATGTAGCTGTCCAATGGAAAATTATCGTTGTGAGAAAATGAAAAAATGATATATGCTGCGTCTATTGGCACATTGATCGTAGTTGTCGTCGACGTTGGATTGGTTCCAAAAATGATCGGCGTGTAACTAAGATCGTAGAAGGCATAATGTGAGATCCGCTTAAATGTTAGTTTTGATTGACCGGAAATGTAAATATAATTAGTAGTTACGTAGCCTGCAGCATCAGCCAATTCAAATTTATAGTTAATATATTTATCGACATGTATGTTATTTTTATCAAAAAGATTTGCTCCTGGCATACCGTTCACGTACGTTTCCGATAAGTTGTGACGTTGAATCGTTTCTGCCATTAATTTCGGCCCATCAATAGAGTTTTCTGCTATGCCTGTCTCTTGATATTTGCCGCCAGAAGACCACGCGGAACCGCTCCAGTAGTACCAATTACCATCCGCAGAAACGACGTAGATATTGCTATTCCCGTTCGGAAAAGCAGTTTTTAAATCCGCTAACGTGGTATATACGCCAGATGGATTGCCTTTTGGAAAGTTGCTAATTCTATCATTAACTTGATTTAATGCCTGATTAACATCTATCTTATCTGCTTTGTTAATTTTAAGTGTGTCGATATCTGTGCGGAATTCATTTGCGCCAGAAAGAACCTCGTCGATTTTCTGATTGGCTTGATCAATACGATCATTGGTTTTATCAATATTTGTATTGATAGTTTCGACATCTTGATTGGCTTTCGCAATTTTGTCGTTTGTGTCTTTTAATTTCGCATCAATCTGCGTTTCAGATTCCGAAATTTTCTGTTCAATCTCTAGCTTTCCATCAGCTAGAATTTTTTCGATTTTATCAATAGTCTGACTGAAACCATTGAAGTAATAATCTTCTAGTTCTGGCGTACTATCATCAATTGGACTGCGTTTGATATAAAAAGTAAAACGACCAGCTGTATCTAGTGATCGATCATTGGGGAAATCAATATAAACACTACCTTCGACAATTCCAATATAACCTAAAATGTTGTCTTCTAGCACGATAGACACAATACCGTTCACGCGATCTTCAATGGTGGCGAGATAGTCATGTTTCCCATATCCGCCTTCTGCCGTTGCAGATTTGAACATCAAGCGAATCGGAACAGTTGTCCCTTCGGGTAATGATTGAGGTAGATCGTTTTTTACCAATTTAAAAATTAATTTAGCTGTTCCCCGATCATGCGACCAAAAAACGACCTTCGTCTGAATTGGATTGATTTCTTCTGCTTGGATCACAATGATCGATTCATTAATTTTAAACATCTATATCTTCCTTTCTTAAATAATTGGTATTGGGTCATTCGTTACCCATGTACCTGAAATATAAGATGATCCATTTCCTGAGTATGCGACTACGCGACTAGCTTGTGTTAAGCCTGCCCTTGCGCCAGCAGGTTGGGTTTCATTGCGATATAAAGCCAGCGGATGGTAAGCAGGATAACTTTGATCACGTTGAAATCCAGCGGGAACCAAAATAACATTTCTTGTGTTAGAAGCATCAGAAGGATAATTATTGCATTCATACTTGATTGCTATTGTGACTGTGTCTCCTTCACGTTTAATAGTACCGTTAACGTTTGTAATATTGTCACGATCGCTAATATCATCGTTAGTGATTTGGCGAATGATTTTACCTGTAACGACGTTCCCTTGATTTCTTACTTCAGCAATTTTATTCGCTTTTACCTTAGAACCAACAACTTTGATTCTAGCAGTTCCGTTATCGGCAATTACACCATAGTCATTTCCAGTTCCTTGATCACTTGGATCAATGTTAATGTCAGCTAAATTTCTAGCTTCTGCAATACAGTTTTGATTTAGGTAGTAATTATTGTTTGTAGCAATTTTTGAACCTCCTGTGGCAAATAAACAACGATTTGATTTCCCATAAGTAGTTTCAGCAAAACGACAATTCCAGACAGCTAAATAAGTAGACTGTTCAGAATAAATTGCACACTTTAATTGTCCTGAAATATTCGCCTGATCTACAAACTCGATTCCATTAACTTGTTGGTAACCTAAAGAGCTGATAAATGAAATGGAGCGAACTTTAACACTTAAGTCAGACGTTACATCTGTTACGCTTTGGCGACTGCGCAAAGTAATGCTAACTGCTTTGAGATTGCGAATCGCGACATCTTCAAGGTATACTCCATCGCCAATCCAAATAGTTACTCGTGAACTAGTTAATAACGGTATTTGATTTACAGCAGCTTGAATTGTAAGAAATGGATTTTTTTCTGTACCATCCCCACTTTGATCACTTCCTGTTTTAGCAACATATAAATCGAGCGTTTCGCCGTATGCTCCCATAAGAGTTCCAACAGAAACATTTAGTTGATTTAGCTGACCTTGTTGATTATCTTGTCTTGTCTTTAATTCTGTATAATTCAAATTGAAAAGGTTATCCAATGCTAATAATCTCGAATAAAGCGTTGGATAGATCGTACCTTCAGCATTTATTCGAGCATCCACTACTTCGTTTGGTGAATCACCGCCTGAATGAAGCACGAGATTATCTATACGACTGTTTGTTGATTTATCTTGATCAGACAATTTCTTCTCAAGATCATTGAGGTAGTCAATGTTTTTATTAAATTTCTCTTTCCATTCCGTAGAGATACGGTTACTGATTAATTTTACTAACCCCATCAAATCACTCCTTTCTGCGCCATTTCAGCGAGTATCGATGTCATTGTTTTCTTTGTGTTGCTCAATGTGATTTCTGGTGGCTTATTTGGTATTGCTGGATACGTCTTGATTCCTACCACTTGAATATAGGTATTGACACCTAACGGCTCATAGACAAACGCCACGTAATCGCCCTTATTAGGCTCTACACGCCATTTCATAGTAACTGTGCCAGTGATTGTTGGATAGTCTTGCAAATCTGCCTTTAATCGCTCAAGCATGTTTCCTGATACGGTGTAACGATCATCACTAACTGGACTTTGAACACGTATACCCCATTTTTCCGACTGCTTACTTGTATATGTGATTGGCGTGAAGTAGTAAGTGTCGTCTTCTTTTTTCTTGCCAAATCCTTTTATCTGTGTTTTCAAATTAAAAGTATCAATATCAAATTTCACGGAATCGGTATTGTATTTGTAGCGTATTTGTTCTTCGGTTTTTTTACCATATTCTGAACGAGGGAAGAAAGTAAGGTTTTTGTTGTCCGGAATCACTATCGCATCATAGTCTTTCAAAATTTCTTCAACCAGTTTCAAATAGTTCCCATTCCCGAAGTTTTCTTGTTGAACTGGCAAAAACTTCTTGTTCGGATCTACAACATTCCATGTAAATCCACGGTTATCAGGTTTGAAAACATGCGCTAGCAGTTGGTTGATAGAGCGTGTTCCTGTGATTGTGTCGTACTGAAAGCCATCTTGCATGGTGTAGTAAATGTGCGTGGCTGTAACTGTTTTTGTGATTGCTGCCCCTTCGGCAGAAACGCCCATTTGTTTTACGATAAACTCTTGTCCATTGAAAAATACTGAATTTTCGTAATCGACTAAATCAAAAGCCAATTCATTGAATTTTGTTTTGACAATAGTGAACGAAATTTCCCACGTTTCGTTCTCTTGCCAATTTTCAGTAAATGTACTTTTATCGTAGTCAGTCAATATTTCTTTTTTTGTTTTCTCGTAGTCTTGGATAAAAATATCTTTCAAATTCCCACCTACTTATACAAAAAATTGAAGTCCCATTTTGACTCCACTCTCGTAACATTTTGTATTTCAATTTCATTCGTTCCAACCGCTAACGTTATCAAACCTAAATTCGTGTCAATTCCGCAATTTACACCGTTCAACTTCGGATAAACACGTTCTAAAGTCAAAGTTTGGCCTAGCAACGTAGAAAACTCCGGATAGTAGATGAATCGTTCCCCTGTCGTTTTGTTGAAAATAGTCACGTTGCCTTCCGATTCACCTTCCAAAGTGATTTTTAGAGCATGTTCACGTGGATCAATAGCAAAATCGCCAGCATTATAAATGATAAAATTACTGGTTCGGTGCGTATACTTATAATCTTCCGCAACTAGACCTTGTGAAAATTGCCATTCATTAGACAGTGAAAAATCCGATAACGTGGAAGCCATCGATTCGGAACAACCTCTAAAAACAGTGAAAGTCGCCTTGTAAGTTGCATATCTTAGACCAACTTCATTCACTTCTACTGAGTTAGGACGGACAAAGTATTTTTTGCCCGGTTCTCTATCTGTAAAAATATAATATCCTTCGTCATCGAATAGAAACGCGTATAATTCAGTTTCTTTTAGTTGATAGTCATACATATTTTTGAATTCAGCATAAAATTCCACTTCGATAGTGAACGATTTGAAACTTTTTTCGACTTCTCTCGAACCGTTTGACCCTGAAAATTCTTGGTATTCTACGTTTAGTTGTGGTGCTTTTCGTACAAAAGAAATACACTCTATGCCCAATTTTTCTTTTAGAGATACTATCTCTTGATTTTTTATGAAGCGAAAATCGATTAAATAGCCATTCACTTTATCCCTCCTAACCTCTTGTATATAGCGAACGTTTAAACTGGTTACCTAAGTATCCATTTGTATTGTCTGCAATTGGTTTACCATCAAGTTTGACACTTGTGTCTTTTGCTAAAAGTTTAGATAGCAAGTTATTCTGCTGAATCATCAGTGAAACTAATGTTTCTAACGTTCCGCTCGAATCGCTACTATTATTTGCGCTTTTTGGTTTTACTCCTAACTTATCTTGAGCAATCGCAAGCAACTGCATTGCTCTTGATCGTTTAGCCTTATCTAACGGAATAATAATTTCTGGCTTGTTTCCTTCTGCGATTTCCGCAATTTGATGTTGGTTTACAATTCCGCCGTTTGCGTAACCATGTCCACGCCCAATCACTCCTAACATTCCCGAACCATAGCGTTTCTTAGCGTAGTTGATAGCTGCTAAGATATTATCGAAACCGCTCATTATATTGCCGTATCCTGGAAAAGCATTCGCAGCAAATGTTCCCGGTTTTGTTTGGAGCAATCCAGTAGCATTACCGTCTGCTAAGCCGTCATTCCCACCAATGGCAAGCGGATTGCCACCTGATTCTGTTTGGATTTGTCGCATCCACGCATCAACATAAGCGGATGAGGTTGGTAAGTTATTCATTTTCAAAGCACGTTTTACGTATGGCCGCCAGCGTTCTAAGCCACTCCCACCAACGCTATCGCCACCGCTAACAAGTCCGCCCTGCGGATCTCTTACACCGTTCAAATGCACGTGGTCGTAGTGGTCGCCAGCTGGCCATGGTTCCCATGCACCAGTTGCTGGTTGACCTGATTGCCCTGAACGGTCACGAACCTTACCATTTGTGATAACATAGCCGATTTTGTTTGCAAACTTCTCAAATGCGTAATTGGCTGCTTCTGTGTATCTAGGGGAACCATTCACGACTCCCGGTAGCGCAATATCAATTGCGTTGTGCTTTCCGTGTGAGTATGGATCGCCCTCTCGATAACCTGAGGTTACTTGAAAGCCCGGGAATTTCTTCATTACTGCAACTGCAACGTCCGCCAAGTATTTGTAAACGCCTTGCATGCCCATTGAAGTGTCTAAACTGCCACTGCTGAATAGTTCTGTGATTTTGTTCGTCAATGCTTCGGTAGCCTTGCTTAGAATACCTTTACCAATATCTAAAGGATATTTGACAAGCCCTTCCAGTACGCCAAGACCATTTAACACTTTCCTAGCCAACGCTCCCGGATCTGTTACAAAATCCCATACATCACCGACTACATCTTTCAGCTTGTTTCCAACATCTCCAGCAAATCCTTTGACGTTGTTCCATAGATTTCCGAAAAAGCCTGTACCTTTGGCGTATCTATATCTTGGTGCTTTGTTTCCAGTCATATAAGCTGTTTCTTCAGCTGTTAGAACGTGCGTTCCTTTTGGTGCATTCAATACTACGTTACGTCCTCGTGGGATAAATGCTTGTCCGTTAGGTGTGATTACCGCTTCAGCACCTCTACCGTCATTTACCATCATAGGCCCGCCCGGATGACCTCCGTTTGGTGTACCTTTTGCGTATTGTGGTACTTCCCATTCTTTGAGTTTGTCAGCACCCAGTTTTTCTAGTACCCATGAAGCTCCATTGATGATCGCGTTAACTGGTTTACCTATCGCTTTAAGTGCTGCGTTGAAAATACTTTTGAACGCATCAACAAGGGCATCTTTACCACCAATAATGGCATCCTTCATCTTCGTCGGTAGTTCTGAAAACCAATTGAATACTGTATCAATACCGCTACGGAAGCTGTCTTTGATACCTTTCCACAGGTTACCGATTACATCAGAAACTTTGTTCTTCAATTCAGTTGCTTTGTTGAAAATGTTTTTTACCCAACCGACTACCTTATTCCAAGTGTCTCCAACGCCATTACTGAAGAAGTTTTTCACGCTGTTCCACATGTTTTGGATGAAATTGCCAAACGTGGTTTTCAGGTTGCCAGCTTTACCCAACAAATTAACTACCCAATTGACTAGCTTATCCCAAGTGTTGGAAATACCTTCAGTAAAGAAAGTTTTAGTACTTTCCCATAGCCCTTTTATTGAGCCTGAAAAACCAGTCCACAAACCTTTTACTCCTTCTAAAATCCGTTTGAAGAATAGTATTTGAATCCAATTCCATACTGCTTGGATAGAACCCCAAAACAGTTGTTTTACTCCTTCCCACATCTTAGAAAAATCGCCAGTAAATAAACCAGTGAAGATTTTGATAGCACCTTGAATGACGTTCATAATCCCTTCGACTAAACCTATTATGTTGTCAATGAACCCCATGACTAAATCCATAACGATTTTTACAACGGGCTGTATAAACGTAAAAAAATTCTTGATTGCTTCAATAATCTGTTTACCATTTTCATTCCAAAATGTGGTCATCGATTTTCCAATTTTAGAAAAAGCTCCGCCTATCTTTTCTATAATGGGCATTATATATGGCGACAAAGTATCGAAAATTCCTTTTGCAATTTGCCATCCAATTTCTATTCCGTTTTTAATGGTTGTCATAGTACCATCAAAATATGTTTTGAGATTATCGAAAACATCCTTTATCTTAGAAATTGTTTCTGGAGAAAATCCTAATTTAGCTAGAACATCTTCCATGTCTGCGTTACCTTTGAATACGTCAAACAATGTCTTAACCGCGTTCTTTATTTTTTCTATGGTATCTTGTGCGAAAGTAACCATTTCTGGTGGGAAAATTTTAGTTAGAATGTCAAAGCCTTGCTTTGCTTGATCTCCATCTAACGTTCCAAACAGCGTCCCAAAAGCAAGTGTTGCTATGTCAGCCCCTTTTTTCAACATGTCAAATACAGGTTGAGCAACGTTTTTTATACTTTCAATTGCTGGCTTGATTTTGGTTGTTAAGTCGTCAATTCCTTTGCCTATGTCACTGATCAAAGAAGTGATATTGCCTTTGCCGAAAGCATTAATTATTTCATTAATCATATTTACGGCGCTGGCTTGCAGATTTCCGACCGCCCCCTCAATCGTAGCTGTGGAACCTGCTGCCTTTTTAGCTACATCAGTCATACCTAATTGCATGAATGCTTCATTCAATTCTTCGGCAGAGATTTCTCCGTTTGCCATAGCCTCGCGGAAGTCTCCGTCAGTATAAGCGCCCATTTGTTTCAATGCTTGTTGAATTTTCCCTGAAGCGCCCGGAATGGCATCCGCAATCTGATTAAAGTTTTCAGTTGTTAATTTGCCAGCACCGACAGTTTGTGTCATTGCCATTGCTACCGATTTGAACGTATCTGCGTTACCACCTGAAACGGCATTGACATTACCGATTGCCTGCGTTAGACCATCAAAGTCTTTCACACCGTTGGCTGCCAACTGTGCGGTCGTATTCATTACGTCGCCTAGTTCATAAACCGTTTGGTCGGCGTAATCTTTCATCACTGTTTTAGATTCTTCAATTTTTGAATTATCTATACCAGCAAATTGCATTGTTTGAACAAACTTGTCCATTGAATCGGAAGCCTCTACTGCTTCATCTGTCAACCCCATGAAACTGTTAACAACACCGCTAACTGCTTGTGAAGCTAATCCAGCAACTGCACCAAACGAAAATGCGCCTTTTAGCGAGCCTAATTTGTCTTTTAGTCCGTCCAGTTTCCTAGCTGACCTTGTGGACTTGTCGCCAAAATCTTCTATTTTTTTTCCTGATTGATCGCTGGAGCTTTTGAGTGCTTCTAATTGCCTGCTAGATATTTGGCTTTGTCGTTCTAACTTTTCTAGTGCCTTTTTTGCATCTTCGGTTTCATTTGCTGAATCGCCAAACTCATCAGCCATCAGTTTCACAACTTTGCGCTGTTCTTCGATAGCTTTCTCGGATAATTCCGTTTGTTTGGCTAGCCCTTTTTGTTTTGCTTCAAACGCACCAGATTCATCGCCAGCGGCTTTCAGCGCTTTTACTTCGGCGTTCATTTGCCGTTCATTTTCTTTGATTTCATTAGATAAATCATTGACGGCTGTTTTGGAATACACCAATTCTTTTTTTGTGTCATTCAACTGGCGACTGTAAGCATTATATTTTGCGGTAGCATTGTTTATCTGTGTGTTAAGGTTAGCAACTTGTTTCGATTCCTCGCCATACTTGCTAATCGCTTCATCACGGCGCTTTGTTAATTCTCTTACTTTGGCGTTTTGCCCTTCCATAACCGTAGACAAGTCTTTCGTCTTTTGACTAAGTGCTTCGTATGAACGTCCTGCCGAATCATAAGCCTTTAGATTGGCACGCATATTCGACTCAGCTTGTTTGACTTTCGCATTGATTTCGTCCAGCGTGTTACCAAAACTAGTGCTATCTAAACTAATCCCTAGCTTGATATTTCCTGCCGGTTGTCCTTTTCCTGCCATTATTTACCTCCTTCCTCAAGTTTTACCAAGTCTTCAGCCGATAAAAATTGTTTGATGAAATCAGCACCATCTACATATTCTTCGCCACGCTCCACTTCTCCAAAAAGGTGTAACAAATAATGATAGTCGGCTTCGTCCACATCTCTCATCGTCCAACCTGCTTCGATTAAATCTTTGTAGATTTGATCCATTGCTTTCCTAGCTTCAGAAAAACTTATTTCTTTTTGCTCGCCGTCTGCTTTTTTTCATTGTTTCCCAGTTCATTGATTTGTTCAAAAACACTTTCTAATGCCGGTACTAACTCGCTCGCAGTCAAACCGTCTAAAATAGCATCAAATGTAACTGCTGGATCTTGGAAAATATCTGCTGTAATTGCAATCATTGAATCAATTGCTTCTAAATCAGTTAGGTCTGCTTTTTCCGCTTTCTCGTAAAATTTGATACACTCACGCATTGCACGTGCGGAAATATCTTGTTGTTTGAATGTTTTTTTCTTTCCGTCAAGTTTCAATTGCAATTCAATCATTTGTTTTCCTCCTTGTTTTTTACAAAAAAATAAGGCTAGCCAAAAATGGCTAACCTTGTGTATCAATTTTTGGTTCTGGTTCTTTTGGTGTCCCTGTATCTGTCGTTGGTGTAGATTCAGGGTTAACTACTCCCCCGCTTTGTTATTTACCAAGTCCTTGAATTTTTGTAAGGTCATCGTTTCTGATTCTACGGCAGTCATAAATACATAGCCACGTTCATCAGAAATGAATTCCCCTTCGATAGAATCGGTTTGCAATTCTACCCCTTTGTCTTCAGCTGTTTTCATGTCGATATCTGGATGACTGAATTTTCCTTTTGTCAATCCCATGAATAAGCGTTTTCCTTCTTTGTTCGCTGTAACCATGACTACCGACACGTAAGGTGCTTCAGTTTCTGAACCAATTACATTTACACCATCCACGGTTTTAGCGCCAATGATTTCGCTGTAAATGCCGTTATCCATTAAATCTGCCACGTCAAGCGTAACTTTTGGCGACGAAACCCCTTTACTTGCAATGAAGAATGGTACGTTTGAAGCGTATGTTGTGTTAGAAGTTGCGCCTAATCCAGTAATTTTAGCTTCGATCGCTCCGCCTTTCGACTTATCTGCTACTAATTCTTTTAGAGTGCCGTCTGCACCTGTTTTTGCGTAAAAAATGACGCTCTCAAATCCTACTGTTGACATCTATTTTCTCTCCTTTTAATTTAGTGAAATATTTGCTACATATCGTTTGATAATCCGCTTTGCACCTTCCAAGTCCTCGTCATCTGTTTGTTCCGTGTATGCGCATTGCCAACCATTCCCCCTCATAACCTCATCAAGGGCAAAATAAAAGGCATCAACCTCTTTCATGGTTGACACCCATACATCTACCTGTACGTTAAATTGAATGGTCAAAGGATTGTTGCTTGCGAAATCTTCATAGTTGCCGGATATCTCTGTAATTCTGCCAACTGGAAGGCTAGGTACTGTTTGAGCTGATTCCGGAACACTATTGGTGTAAAAATCAATGTTCTTTGTTTTTTCATTGCTATTCAGAATTGAATAGACTTGTGATACTGCCGTTTTCAAAGTCCTAGCCTCCTTTTTACTTCGTCAGCAATGATTTGTGTTACTTGTTTTTCGATTTGCTTTTGTGTTTTTTGTACGAAACCTTTTGGACGTTGTTTGATTGTTCCAAACTCGATAAAGTGCATCCGCCAAGAAACATCTTTGTCATAGCCGACTTCTATCAATCCGTTTTTTACCGAGCTTGTAACCACATGGTTCTTAGCATGTTCTTGCATATACGAACCACGTTTACCGTTTGACTTCGTTCCATCCCAGTAAGGTGTGTTTTGTCGTAACTTTTCTTGAGCGTACTCCCCAGCCTTTCTAAGTGCTGGGCTTTCCACTCGTTGAACGTTCGCTTTTACTTCCCTAAGCGCTTTGTATACTTCGGTTGCATCGACTTCTACACTCATTTTGAAACCTCTTTTGCAATGATTGTCGTGAAGTCCTTCGCAAACTCGCCTTTCGTAATCGTAATGATTTCAAACGTTTTTCCATTCCAACGCACTTTCATATCATTGGTTAGCTCTGATTTTTGTTGGTAGCGGATAATGAACGTCAGTGTTCCTTCCAAAGCCGTACCAATCGACGTCTTAATATCGTTCAGGCGTTGTGTCTGCACACTTGCCCAGCAAGTAAGAATGGTTGTAGAAGTCGGGACAACTTGCCCGTCCTCATCCTTAACCGTCGTATCTCGGACAAACTTGATGCGTTGATTTAAATTTCCTGTTTGAATAAGGGGCATACGCTACTCCTCCTCCACAAAAAGCAAATAACTTGCTTTGAGTTGCAAGATTAGGCTTGTAAAACCTAAATCGTACTCTCGCAAGTTCCCACTCACGGTTGCAGAACGCGCTTTGTAATAGTGATCCGCTAATTGCAGAATAGCTAAATTAATCAGATCAACTGTGTCGCTTTCTTGCGTATAAAAAGAGGGCTTATCATTTCCGATAGCCCCTTTAATGTATGCAATTGCAGCTTGTGCCGCACGACTTACTTCCACATCGTCTTCGTCAGTGTCGATTTTTAACGCGTTTTTGATTTCGTCCAAATCCGTTTTAGGATCAAGAATCATAAGAAATCAGCTCCTTAACCTTCCGCCGGTATCTCGTTCGCAATAGTTGTAAAAGTAGCCAAAACAACCGCTTCATCATCAACTAGTTGCACATCGAAGCGATCGATGACGCGTACTTTAGTGGTGTCTGTTTCAAAAGCTCCACCACCAATATTCGTTGTCAGCAAGCTCATGTTTTCGCGATCATACAATGTAACGGCTTCTTTCAGATCACCAATGTACAGTGGATATTTAGGAGAAGCAGTAGTCCCTTTGTTTGGCAAGAAACGGTTAGCGATTTTCTTAATCGGTTTGCCCAAGAAAGTATATCCAGTTGCAGAAGTTACGTCTTTTTGTAACAAGTAAGATCCATCAGAACGTTTTACTTTATCCAAAACATTGTAGCCATCTTGGTTTGTAATAAACATAGATGTAGCTTCAATAGCTGGGTCAAGTTGAACGTTTACGATATCTTTAATCCCATCAACATCTGTAACATCTTTCTTTTGCGCTGCTTTGATTCCATCAATAGCTGCCAAGATTTTTGTATTGCGAGTAACAACTACTTTTTTCGCGATCCATTTAGACAACCATGCCAAAATGTTTTCGGCAGTATCTTTTAGCAAGCTGTTAGTTACTGTAGAAATACCTGCGTAGCGTTTGATCAAGTATTTGATCAAGTGAAGTGCAGGATCATCATTTGCTGGGATTTCACCGTCTTCAGTATCCAAAGCGGTCAGTGGTTTAATATCAGACCATTTTTCATAAACGCGAGAACCGCTGGTAGTGGTCACTTTTTCAACGTTTACGTATTCTTGTAAGGAGTCAAACCGACGAACCAAAGTATGAATAGCCGTTTGAACATCAACCGGAATAGTCAATCCGATAGCATTACCAGATTCATCCGTATCAGATGTCAAAGTAGCCATAATAGCAGGATCACCATTGACCATCGCTTTAAAGTCTTTGATAAACTTGTTTTTCAAGTTTTCATCTTTTTTATCTAATGGTTCTTTTTTGACATTTAAGACTTGTTCGGCTTCCATATTTGCCACTTGCTCTTTCAATCCGTCCCGTTTAGCCCGTGCTGCTTTTACTTGTGCTTGCAAACTTACTACATCTTCTTCTGTTTTTTCATCGTCAACCAATGCTGCATTGAGTTGTGCATTTAAGTCAGAGACTTTACTTCCCGCCTCGACCCACGCATTTTTTAATTGTTCTAAATTCATTCGTTTTTCCCTCCATTTAAGGCTTTTAGTTTTTTCTGTAAGAGTGTTTCTTTTTGCGGTGTTTCCGCTTTGAGTATTAAATTTTTCAACTTAGTTACTGCGTTTTTTGGAATAACCGGTTGAGAGGCATTGAGTACCGTTACTGGTGCTTCTGCAAACATAATTTCATCCGCAAAACCTTCCGCTACTGCTGTTTGAGCATTTAACCAAGTATCTTTCGCCATTAAATCAGCAAGTTTTTTCCGATCTAGTCCTGTTTTGATCTCGTAAGCATTAACAATAGATTCATCCACACTGCTTAACATTTCTGCATTGGCTTTTAATTCCTCAGCGTTGCCACTAGTGGTCACCCATGCGTTATGAATCATGATGTGTGCCGTAGGTGAGATTCTAAGCGGTTCGCAAGCACAAGCAATTACACTCGCAGCACTTGCCGCAATGCTCACAATATTTCCAGATACCTTCCCTGGATAGGCGCGGATAGCGGTATATATTTCGCTTGCCGCTAGGACATCCCCACCGTTCGATGAGATATCAAGTTCTACTTCATCCCCCGCTGCTTCTGTAAGAGCGGCAGAAATTTTCCCTGGTGAGATACAATCGATCCCAAACCAGTCATAAAGCCACGCGGTATCGTTATCCACGACATCGCCGCTTAACGTCACTTTTTTCATCCTTCCACCTCCCTTCGGTGCAAACTAAAAAAGCCTAACCGTTTTCGGCTACGCTTTTAGACGAGGTTGTTTTTCTTAATGTTGGATCCATATCGATTGGATATAGGTCTCCGGAAATATGGTAATCATCCATACCGGTTTTATTTATTGGCTGCAAGTCCTCAAAGCGGCGAACATCATTGGCAGAATATGCTCCACCTCGGCGCATAATCTGGTAAAACTGCCCTCTGGCCTGTGTATCAGCTCTTAGCAAACTTGCGATATTAAACTTGTATCGATAACCCTTAGCTTTTTCAGCTCTCGATAGTGTTTTCTTATTTAGTTCCGCTTCATATTGATTAACGGTCGGTACTAGATTGTATGTCAAAAACTCCATATTGAGCTGTTCCTGTGAAGAGTAACTCGACTGGTTATTCCCGATGAAATGTTCCGGCACGTTGTAGACCATCGCGATTCTGGAGCGAGATATTTTATCAGTATCTAAAAGCTTGCTGTCTACCAGCTCTCGTTGTAAACGTTCGATTTCTACACCGTTTTCTTCCACAAGTAGTCCACCGTTTTGTCGATAAAAATCAGCAATGTTTTTAACTGTAGCTTTTTTAGCTTCTTCATCCATATTGCTAGCAAACTTAACTTTTAGCCCTTCATTACTTCCTTTAAGCTGACTTAAAGAGATTTTTCGGACTTCTCGATCATATCCGAGGGTATTCGTTAATACTTTTGTGGGGTCTGCACCTTCCAAGCCGCCAAACCTCGGTTGTTTAAAGTGGAGCATTTCCATGTAATGTACATAGATAACTTGCTTGTAACTGCCTTTGTCAGTCGCAGTTACTTGGTAGTAAAGCTCCCCGCTATCCATATCAATCACTGGATGGCAAGCACCAGGTTTTACTAACGCCATATCTGCTACTTCTCCATTGATATTTCGGAAAATCTGCACATACGCATTCCCTTGGTAGTTTCTCAAAACTTCCACGTCCCGGAAAAAATCAAACTTTGTAAAATATCGAGGGCCTTCGCTCAACAAGTTGTATGCAGGACAGTCGTCCGGTTGGCCAAACTCCACATCTATCATTTTGAGAGGGAGAGACGCAAAAACGTTCGATACACGGCTAATTACGGAAAAAATCCCTTCTGATATTTCATCTTTTCCGACTAAATACGGTATCAATCCCGGGTCATTCAAAAAATACTCTTGTTTGCTCGCTTTCGGCTTCGCTCGGCCAAAAGAACGCAAACGATCTAAAATACTCATTCCTCCACACCTTTCTTACATATTCATTAAATCGGAAATCGAGTAATAGGTTACTTTCCCGGTTCCGACAGGATTAACCAACATATTCAACACTTCGGCGTGGCTGTTCAAACTTGCTGCAAAACCATCTATTTTTCTACTCTTGGACTGCTTAGACGGCATCCAGTTTGAGTTGCGATCCATCACCAGCTTGACGTTGGATAGATACCATCGGTAAAGCTTGGAATTGTTGAAAATCACCTTACCGTCCAATAGCATTTCCTTGAAGTTTTGCATTGGCCCGCCTAATGATAGAAACCCTTGCCGAATCTCGTTGGTTTCAAATCCTGCATTTTCTAGTTCTTTATTTAATCGTAGTGCCTTGGCCTTGTCATAATTGATTTTTACAATGTCATAGATTTTCGAATTTTCTACAAACCAATTTAAGACGTATTCATAATTGACGTAATCACCAGGAATAATCGTTAGATCTCCCACCTTCTCCCACGCTTTGATACGCTCTTGATTGTTATCTCGATCAAATCTAGCTTGTGGGATCCATGTGTGTTGCAAAATGAATACCTCGCCTGTTTCAAGCGGAAATTCTAAAACGGCTGCGGTAAAGTCTTCCGTTTCGGACAAGTCAAAACCACCGACACACTTCTTACCTTTGAGCGTTTCAATATCGATGGTTTTATTGTTTCGTTTAATGGTAGGCATATCGACAAATGACAGCTCATCGATATCGGAAAACAAGTTAAATTGCTTGGTAATCCAGTCAGCATATTCTTTTGGATCTTTTTTATCCTTAACATAGTCATCTAGCATGCCAACAAAATTCATTAGACAAATATTCGGATTGGCTTTGATCCATAATCTCGGGTCATCAGCCTCTTCCGCACTGTCAAGTTTTGCCAGATAATAGAAAGTCCGTTCATCGATGTCATCTTCCAAATGTTCCAAACAGTCCACACCTTGCTCAAAATAAGACATCAACGGACCATCTAATACATATCCAGCAGTTGTGATATAAACTATCAGAGGCTGTTTTCTGGTTCCTCTTGATTTCTTGATAACGTTGATCAGCTTGTAATTCGTAAACTCGTGGATCTCGTCAAAAATACCAAAGTGAGTGTTTAGCCCATCCAATTTCCGGCTATCTGAGGCGCGTGGTTCCATTTTAGAAAAGGCGGGAGCATAATTAATACTTGATCGTTTAGGCTTACCAAATTTCTTAAAGAGCGCCGGCGATTGTTTGACCATTTCTGCGGCCTTATCAAACAACAAGCTTGCTTGATCACGAGCATTTGCCAATACGTAAACGTTGGCGCCTTGTTCATCATCATAAGCGACCATGTATGTGGAAAGGCCCGAGATAAGACTTGTCTTCCCGTTTTTACGTCCAACAAAAATAAGAGCCTCGCGGAAGCGACGCTCTCCTGTATCACGATGTACCCATCCGTACATGGATCCAATTATGAAATGCTGCCAAGGTTGCAAAACAAACGAACCAAAGTCGCCTTCAGTTGGTTTACATTTTTTTCGATATATCTAATAGGCCGGTGACCTTTTTCTTCGTCAAAGATCCAAGGAAAATCATCTGTTCCTTGGCGTTGTAAATCACGCATATGCCTTTTAGCAGCTTGAATATTTTCTTTGCTGGCTGGTATGCTTCCATCGATTAATCGTTCCGCATACCAAGTAGTTAACAATTCCGGATATGGACATTTTAAAAAGCCACCCCAAGAAGCTTGCTCCTCAAGATAGCTTTGCCAATAGTCCACACGTTCTGTGTAGGACATATCCAAAATATTAGAAGTCGTCATCGTCATCACCACCATCATCAGCCATCTTAATAGCTAACTTAGCTCTGGCTGCTGGTGATAGTCCTAAATCAGCGCCAAAAGAACGGAGATTCCGAGACGCTGTATCCATCTGCCGAGAGAGCGGATTACCAATTAATTCATTAGGTTCATTAAACGGCTCACCTCTCGCCTCTGCCTCCTTTTTCGCAAGCGCATAGTTCAACTTGTACTCTCGTTGTAGTTTTCGAAGCTGTTTTTCTAAAGAAACGTATTGCGAATACCAATTGGAGTAGAGAGCCATTGTATGGACATCCGGATTACTGATTAAATCCACAGACAGCAATTCATCAGCGATAAACTCAAAGGTATCCTTTCCTAGCGAATCTAGCCATAACGGCGGTTTGATTTTGTCAGTAGCCATTTTTAATTTGTCTTCTGCGGCCGCTCGCTTGCGGAGTTCTTCGGTATTCTTCTTGTTTGGGTTTCCATTTAATAATTGTAACTTTGCACTCTTCGCTGGTTGCGGCATAATATCACCTTCTTTCAAAAGATAGATTGAAATCGTTATCACAATCCTTATAATTAGGTTATCGGCAGTGCTGTGCCGAAATTTGTTAAGGAGGGATTCCTATGGGAGAACTTTATAAACCCGGCGAAGACAACAAACCAAAAGGAACCTATAAAGAAGTGGGTCCTCGTGGTGGAAATGTCCAAGGCGGACGAGAAGTAAAAATTGATCCAGGCGACCGATTACCTCCTACTTCTCAAAAAGGAAACAAATGGACTAAGAAATAGCTTCGTCCAAAACCGGCTTAAATTGGTCGGCTTTTTCCTTTTTCTCCAAAAAACTTGAAAAGCGGTCTTTTTACGAAGGAAGGACAGCACCGTTCTTCTCAAGCCTTACTCTTTAATCTTTTAGAGTAGGGGGGCTACCTTCATTTCGCTGCAAACTTATCTTTCAGGAGTTGAATACATTTTAACGATATGTGATTTAGGTTTTGGTTTCTTCTTCCCACCTGATCTCTCTGGATGCTCTCTGTTGTGACAAGCTACACAGATACATTCAAGGTTATCTACGGACCAGAACAGTGACAGGTCTTCCCTCGCCTCGACTATGTGATGGATGATCGTGCCCCTTGTGTTCCGCCCTCGACGCTTGCACTCTTGGCACATGCCGAAGTCCCTAGCTATTACTACTTGCCTTAGGTCTCGCCATCGTTTGGTCTTGTATAGTTTGTCTATCTCGTCTCTAGGTCTAGCTTCTTTCATTTACATATCTCTTTTGTGTCCGATTGTTTTCTTATCGAGGTACTTATCATTCAATGTTGAGTAGTATTCTATGTTGATGTCGTTAGCTCCACGATCGTTGCTGCTAAAGCCATCAGTCTTCCAATGGTACGAGATACCTACCAAAGCTTTAGGCAGCTCATCCAACCTCTCACCTTTGTAATAAACCTCTGGTACTGAATCGGTATCTTTTAGTTTGATTTCTAACAGGTTAGGTTCTGTTTCATATAATGTCTTTCCATCATGAACTATCTTCATGTACCAATCATTGGCTTCTACCTCTTTAATTGATGTCGAAAAAAGAGCACCTGTTTTTTTGCCAGTCACATAATCTTCTCTTTCAGAACGAACCATGAATTTCTCATCGTGGTCATCAAGATAGAAAAAGGTTACCTCTTTGATACAACCTTCTATATCTTTATGAGGTGTTTTGATAAGCACCTTCGGATAATTAAAGTCTCGTTCGTCAATGAAAGGTTCATCTTTCCTATTCCAAAACATTATCTCAACCACCTCTCTATGTTGTATTGGATATACTCGTCTTTCCAATATCCATGACCGCAATATATCAGCTTGCATTTATCCACTTCATTTGGTGTAGCTTCTCTTAGCATTTCGACAATAGAGTACTTCCCTTTGATTTGTACAGAACGCACAACACGCACTGAACAATCATCAATGGTTCGAGGATATTCATTAGTTAGCGATATATACCAGTAGTTCCTCATTATGTATCACTCTTTCTGTTGGTTACTGGCAGAAAAGGTTCGCATCATAAATTCCATAGCCTGTCCTTCATTAAACCCTTGTAGAATAAGCTGATCGTAGAAATACTTAGCTTGTTTTGCGATTAACGCTAAGCTTTTTTGAGTTTCGTAGAATGTCGCCTCCATTGTTTTGTTTGCTTCATTCGTTTTAAACAACTCTCTTAATTGGTTTTCGTTCATTTGTTTACTCCCCTTCCAAAATAAAAAGACCACTCAAAGAGTGATCCTTTATTTTATATTTAAACATATACTTTCAGCAGACTTTTCTAACGCAACAAATTCTTCATCCCATAAATTATTTTCTATAAAATAATTTTTGATGTATCTATAATTTTCTTCATTCAATAATATTGCTGATAAAGTTCCACTATAGTTTTTATTTTTTTGAATTAATTTCAAAAGACTTTCCATCGTGTTTCTAATTTTTTTTATTCTAGACGGTTTCACTTCAGTCACTTTACATATTTGGATATCATCCCAGATAGAATCCAATTTACTTATTAATTCTTCGCTAATTTTAAATCTATTAAGAACTAGTGTATCCATATCATTTAAACCAAGTATAGAAACTGTAGAAGAACCCAATTCATCACTTCCAATAATATTGTACCTTTTTAAATATAAATGTTCTTTAGGATTATGATATGCTGGATTAATGATCCCCTCTATATTAGGGTCGTGGTTGCCTTTTTTTACATTACATCTTTTACAGGACGGAAGAAGATTTTCCCATTCAACTACTTTATCCGGATACTTACTTTTAGGAAAAAAATGTTCAACTTCCATATAAGAACCCGAAATATCCAAAGGCGCTTCGCAATATGCACACTTATTATTACTCATACGGAGTAATTGTTCTTTTATATATTCTTTTCCCCAGACACTCTTATTAGTTTTTTTAAACTCTTCCGTTAATTTTTCTATTTCAATAGATGTTAACTTTTCCGGTGGATCTATTCTATCAAGCTTAATCATCTTCGATCCCCACCATTTGAATAGATAAAATTTGTCTAAGAGGATTCTGAGGGTGAAGCATCATGTCTAATTTGTGATACGCTTCTTTTAAATTTATTGAATTTGAATTATTCAAGGCATTTTCAAATTCTGCCATTGTTTTTTTGTATAAATTACTGTTAATATATTCGACACCCATTACATCAGAAAGAATTTCTTCTAGGGTCCATCCTTTTAGTCCATATTTACTCAAATTTAATTTTCTTATTTTAACATTATTTTTCTCGTCTATCTCCAAAGGAATAATTTCATCGCTTTCGAGATCTTGTAATACACTTGGACTATGAGTAGTGATAATAAATTGTGCATTAGGGAATGTTTCTTTCAATGCTCTAACTATTTCACGCTGCCAAGCCGGATGTAAATGCATGTCTACTTCATCTATCAATATTACTCCAGCAAATTCTTTAGCCGGTTTTTTATTATCTAACATTCTAAACTCTATTTCTGAAATAATACCTAATAAGATAAAAACAATCGCTTTATAGCCAGCAGATTCGAATTCAAAATATACTTCGTTTCCTCGATTATTAAGTAAAATTTCAAATTTTTTTGCATCTGCTTTCTTAAATTGTATATCAGGGTTGATTATAGAAAATACTTTTTTCATGAGTTTAAAATTTTCTTGCTCATAAAATTCTAAGTCATCCCAGTGTCCACTTGCCATATATCTATTTATCAACCAATTTTTTAATTGATCATCAGTCAATCCAGTTTGAGTGATTCCTATAGAATGCCAATAATCTCTATTAGGGTACTTAGAAAGACTTGATAACTCTCTATAATTAATACTCCGTGCAATAGAAAAATTAATTAACTGTCTGTATAGATACTCTTCTCTATTCCTTACCCTGTATTCTTCTAAAGGTTCAACAGCATTTACAACAATACTTAGACCAGTTTGATTGGTCATTTGGCTATCAATCGAAATATCAACACTTCCTACTTCACTGCCATATTTTTTCTTAAGATTATTTCCTTGAACAGAAAAGCAGGCTGCGATCGAGTTTAATATTGTGGTTTTTCCAATTCCATTAGTTCCACAAATTACATTCATTCTAGGGTTGAAATTTAAATCTAAATCTGAAATATTTCCAACGTTAGTAATATGCAAATTATTTATTTTCATTTTGTCTCCCAAAATACTTATTTTTGTCATAATTATACTCCCTATAATTTTAATTTACCATAATAAAAAAGACCGCCTAAGCGATCTGTATGTAACAATAGACAGCAACGGATGATAGATAATAAGAACAATTTAGAAGGAGTTGAAATTCACATCCTTATTCTTAATATTTCCGCTGCTGTCTATCGAAGCTTAATTAAACGATGAGGGAGATTTCCTCCCTTACATTTTATTTTGTCGATCCTGTTTCCTAATCTTTCGATACTATCATAATACAACGTCAGTTAGGTAAGTGATTGGTATAAAAAAGGTATAAAATGGAAACCAAATGGGTAATAAAAGGGTATAAAAAGTGTAAAAACTGGCTACTTGAAAGCAACCAGTTCTAACGATGAAGCGAATTGGATGATAATTCTGTTTGATTCTACTTTAACCGATTCTTCGCTAGTATTATTCCTTTGAGCAGTTACATAAATGGGCAGACCATTGATATAACGATCATAGAATATCTTCTTGCGCCTTTCAGTCACATCAGGCTTATGCGGATGCTGTATCGCTGAATAGCCTCGAACAAACAATTTATGCAGATACTCAAATTCTTCTTGTGCTTCTTCTTTATCGATCAGCATTCTTTCTGCTTCAAATATATGATCAGCTGTAGAAGGTGGAACCAAGGAATAAGATGCTGTCACTTTTGGTTCTCGAGGTTGCCCTACTCTACATCTAGCTGATAAATATGCTGAAAGAAACACAGCCACATTATGTTTTGTGCGTTCCATATCAACATCTTTCGCGCTTGGTGTCTCATATTTCTTTACATCGAAAAGTACCATCCTCTGATTCCCCCAATTATGATATAATACTTATGTCGGAAATATTATTCATAGTCGGAGGAATCCGACTTTTTTTATACCCATGCTTATGCTAAGCTTTTCAAGTAGCGAGGTTGCACTCGTTACCCATATACATGTTGAGCTATCTGGCGGAAAACAGATGGCTCACTATTTCAATATTCTGCTAAGGACAGCCAGTGGTCGGCTGTCTTTTTTATATTTTAATGAGAAGCCTTACTTATTTTTTTATCTTTATTACGAAAAATGATATTATCTATTGATAATAAAGCGTATAGGAGATGGTTGAGTGACTATGTGGAGCATGCTGTTATTTTGGATTCCCGTTTGTATTGGTATCGTCGCATTTTGTTACTTTGTCAAACACTCTAGAACAAATAAGCTCCTCATGTTATCTTTTTTACCTATAGTATTTTTTATTGTACAAATTGTTAAATATACCTATATTGAATCGCAAGAAATATTCATTTTTTATGTGGTAGGTTTATTTATCTCTGTGGTCTTTTTCATAATGATACTTTCCTATTTTTATAAAAAATAAATTTTTCTCTTAGAAGTACATTTTTTCGCTGTTTATATAGCCTTCATATCCACTAATCGAACAACTGCAATATTCGCTTTGCTCTTCGCTAGCTCTTTGTCACAGTCCATCGTGTTTTCAATACGAATGATTGCTGAGTGATTATAGAGATGCTCTACATATCCACGAAACGGATAGATGAACCCTTCTGCTTCGCAGCGAACCATGTCACCGATTTTGACTTTTGGTTTCTTACGTGTTTTAGGATTCTTTGTCGGCATATCTAGCATTAAACCGCCGATACCATGACTACTAGCGTAAAATCCGTCTTTTAGTTTCATTATGCTTCCTCCTCGTGATCGACAGTGACCAGTTCATATACTTGCGTTAATCCACCAAGTCGTCGTGAAACTTGGTTAGCTTCTTCGAGATTATCAAACCATCTTGCACTTTGGAGTATGTCTACAATGGATAATCTGTTAGCCCCTATAGAACGTTCATCACTTCTGTAAAATTGATTTCCAAACTTTACTACATAAATCTTCATTCTGTATCCTCCCATTTAATATCTAGTATCGAAATTCCAAACTTACGAATAGCATTACTCGCATCAGCAACACACTGACTTGCTACTTTATATGCTTCTTCTATAGAAACTCCGTATTCTTTTTCAAACTTTGCCTTTAACACATTCAGTTCCTGTTTTCTTAGTTTTGTTACTCTACGGTGTCTGTTGTTCATTGTCAATCAACTTCCTAATCTGAAAGTGTTGTCTATACTTGATCGAAATTCTTTTAAGTGGTTCTCTACCACAGAATCATTCACGTTAAAACGATCAATTAATACAGGTGCTACCATATCTTTCAAATAACTTTGTCTGATGACTAATTCAGTACCCTCAGGAAGTTTTTTATTAACTTCCCGACCATTAATAATTGACTGGACGTCTGCTTCACTTAGTGCTATTTCGTATTTCATTCCGCTTCCTCCTGTTCTAATCCCCATTGAGCGAATGCTGCTAGGACTTCGAAATGTTGTTTTTCTTTCAGTTTGCCCCATGCTTTTACATAAGGTAACGAGCTAACGCCTATTTCTAATCTTTCATAGACATCTTCTGTGAAACTCCACAACGTATATTGAAGATCATTTCTTTTGAATTCATTTTTTAGAAAATCAAACACGATTTTCTGATTGTCGTTGAGTTCCGGATGCTCATCAATAGCTGCTACCTTGTCATATAATTTTTGTAAGTCTGGTGCATCATCAACCATCGCAAAAGATATTTCTGACAATACTTTCTCTTTAAATTTGCTCATCCTTCCGCCACCTCTTTTCTTTTTTATACTTAATGGTATTTTTTTGAATTTTTATTTATAATTAATGTATTAAGATAACGGAGGTAAGCTCATGGACCCATCATCTTTTTTTCCAATTTTATCTGGTATGCTTGGCGGAGCAGCTTCAGCTGGGGTCTTTAAAGGACCGATACAGACATTAGAAGATTGGTGGTATGTTAATTTTGGACACGCTACTAATGAAAGAGCTGAAATGCTACGCGCTAAACAAAGTGCAAATATCGAAGCTTACAAGAATCAATTATTAAAAGAAGCTTCTTCAATTAATCCTAAAAATCTCAAGGAACCTGAATTAAAAATTTTAGGTCCTGCCCTTGAGGCATCTAAATATTATATAGATGATGAATCTCTTAGAGAGATGTTTGCAAAATTAATTGCATCCTCTATGGACAAAACTAAAAAATTCACAGTGCATTCCTCATTTGTTGAAATAATAAAACAGATGGAACCTTTAGATGCTGAAAATCTGCTGGCTATTCATTTAAACGAAGATATATATGAAATAGCTAAACTAAATATTATGTTTGAAACAGGTGGTTACAAAGAATATCAATCTCCTCTTTTTTTAGGAAATAAAAATCAAAAAAATCAAAAACTTCAGGCTTCCTCACTAGCTAATTTGAACAGACTTGGGCTTGTTGAAATAACTTTCTCTGAATGGAAAAATAATAAAAAAGTTTATGATATTTTTAAAGATACTCTAGAATACAGTGATTGTTTAAAAGAAATTGAAAACAACAATAATCAAGTTAACAGTATTTTGCAGAAAACAGACATCCCTGAAATGATAAAACAACAATATCAAAATATGATAATGTCTGAACCTAAAATTGCCCATGGCTTAGTTAAAATGACTCCCTTTGGTAAAAATTTTTGTGCTACTTGTCTCTAGACAAGTAGTTTTTTATTTGTTTTGTTTCTTCATCGAAAAACTTTTCCATCCATTTGTTAAACATCCTTATGTGCCATTTCACCATGCTAAAAGAAATAATAAAAGAAGTTATTATAGAGACTAAAATGATTATTACCAATTCGCTCATACTTCTACCACCTCTTCCACTGGCACAGCAAATGGCCAGTAACGTTCATCTGCTGATTTAATCGTAAGTTCATCTAATTTTGCGACAAAACCTTTTCTAGGTTCTTTTGTAGGAAATATTCTAGTTTCATCACTTGTGATCTCATAATGTAGATACAAATACTCTGTTTTAAGCTCCGCTGCCTCTTCATCCCAAACTTCATATGGTAGTCTCACATAATACAACGGCTCTTTCTCGACCTCGTAGCCGTTGTATAGGCTCAATAGTGTTTCATATGATTGTCTCGTTGCCCAAGCGAATAATTCTTCTCCTTGTTCTTGCGTCAATATGCCATCTCGTACAAACCAATCACAGAAATAATATGAATCACCATCTTTGGATTTGATTAAATACGCTATTTTTTCAGCTTTTGTAAAAGGGTCCGTAGATTTTTCGATCCAATCCGCCACAAACTTCGGCACAACTGACTTCTGCGGTTCTTCTATTTGTTTATTCATTACTGTTCCTCCAATAACTCGCTATTCTCCCAAATATTTCCAATGACTTCGTATTCCACAGGAATAACGGATGAATACCCCATTCTTGTATAAACATTGAATCCGATGTAATAAACAAGATCACCAAAATCCTCTTCATGCCTTTGTTCCCCAAATGTCACTATTTTTTTCATGCCATCTGCAAGAACGATATCTCCTTCAAATATCTCCACACCATTCTTATCTTTCAGTCCTGTGGATTGCATAAGCACATATTTATCTGGAGCCATTTCAGCATGAGTGATCAACCTTCCTGCTTGCCCATATTTCATTTCTTGTCCAATTGTTTTACCTTTAAATGGTGTGTACCACGCTCGAAATCTCGGTATCATTTGCTGTCCTCCATGTATTCGTCTAATATCTCTCTATACTTTTCTACAAATTTGAAACGATCTTGATGAAGTTTCTTGCTCCAATTTGTTTGCCGATCCAGCTCACGCATCTGATCGAACCCTTTTTGAATTTCGTTGTAATAGAATTCAATGTTTGCTACTGCTTTCCAATGCCTGCTACTTCGCACTCCTGCTCCTGTTTCAGCCATTTCCAACTTAACTAATTCCGCTCGTTCTTTTGATTTTTTGTCTTTCTGAATCTTCATCATGATTTTCTTGAGGATGATGTCACTGTATTGTGTAATGAGATCCATTTTTTCTCCTCCACATACTTAAACTGTCGTCCTTTAGAATCAATATCCATATTCTTCGCTCTATCCCAAATAATGTTTTTGCTCAGCCCAGTAATTTCAGATAACTGTTCAGCAGTACCTGTTACTAGAATTCGGTCACCATGCCAGATTGCAATTTTTCTCGGCGTTTTCCGTTTGGGCTTTTCATTCCACATTGATTTACCGAGCTTTTGGACTTCTGCAACTATTTCTTTGTCTTCTTGCCAATTCTCAGAATGTGTCAGTTCGATAATTCGCTGCATTGCCGCTTTCTTATCCACGCTCATTCCTCCAATCTACGAATTTCCCTTCTTAAATTCTCTATGTGCAAATCAATTGCCTTTCTCGCCGTTTCATTGACCATCACTGCCTTTGTTCGTTCTAGATCGTCAATTTCACGCTGAAGGCTTCGAATGCGCATTTGAATCACTTCTTCTGTTGTCATGATGGACCACCTCGTTAAAAACGCTCTTCCTTGAACGTATTCCGATATTTTTTAGCTAATATCAACGGCACTTTATATTGATGACAAAACAACTTTGCCTTGATCTTAAAGTCTTTTGTCTGCATCCCTTTAACATCTACGACTTTGACAAGTTTGCCGTTTTTATAAAATGTGAAGTCGGGAATATACTCGATCTTACGATACTTCTTTCCATCTAGTTCAAACTTCGGCATCAGCTCAAATCTTTCCTGAAGTTTTACTTTCCAGCCATTCGCTTCAGCTTGCCATAAGGCTAGATCGTAGTACTCTGCTTCTGCGATAGAATCGAACTTGATACCTCGATGAACAGTTTTTTTATTACGGTATTTATTCATGCGATACTACCTTTCACTGGTTTTATGCGCTTGTCTGCTGTTTGTTGGAATTTCAGCGCATAACCTTCTGAATTCTTAAATATCCTAGAAACAATTCTTTCACCGTAGGCTTCTCTTAGTTCAGGACCAGATAAGTTTGTTGTGATGATCGTTGCTTTGTTCTGTCTGGCTTCTAAGAGCGTGTTTAACGTGTTGTTTGTAAACTGCCTACTATTTGATACCCCGCTACCTAGTTCAGCTCCAATATCGTCAAAAACCACCAAATCAGTTGTTTTGATATCGGCTATAAGCGATCCTTCAATTTCTTTTCTCAGTTCAGCATTGTTATAAGAGAACTTTATTTGCTCTAATAATTCTTGATAGCTTATAAAAAGTATTTTCTTGTCATAATTTGAGCGCTCAAGTATTTCCCAAGCTGTAGCCATTGATAAGTGGCTTTTCCCGCTTCCTGATTTCCCTGATAGAATAAAATGTGCAGGATGGTTCAGCAGAACCTCATTCGTATAGCTTTTTGCTTTTTCTAAAGCGATTTTTGTTTCTTGATCCACTACGTGATAATTTTCCATTTTGCATTTAAACAAAGTTTTATCTGTTAATACCGAACCATTTTGAAAAAAACTCAACGCTCGTGCTTTTAAGCTGTCGTTATATATCCGTTCGGTCTGTATATCCTCTTTCACACGTAACGCTTTATAACCACAACTCATGCATGTTGGTTTGCAACGTTCTGAACCATCCTTATTTTTAGCTCGCCAACTATACAAAGGTTCGCTGCACTCTGGGCATTTTCCACTTTGTACTAAAACTCTTCTTATTAGCTTCTCCATAGTATTTGCTAGGCTTTCCATGTGATGCATCTCCTTTTTAAATTGGCAAGTCGTCATATTCACTAGGATTGCTGTACTGTAGTTTTTGACTTTGCTTTTTATGATTATTTTTATCTGCCTTGATTTCGAATTTAAGCTTCTCGAATTTTTCTCGCAGTTTCTTAGCACTTCTAATATTTCCAAACCAAAATTCATTTGTAGGTAGCCAATTGATCACATACTCAATCGCTTCTATAGATGCTTTATCTCTTTCTTCCATCAACCTGATTGTGTCTGCCCATTTTTCGATATCTACTTTATTCATTTCTTTTGGAAAATCTTCAGTTAAATTACTTTGCAACTTTTTAGCAAGGCGTAAGTGTTCGTCAGAATACTTACCTTTCTTTTCTTCTTTATCTATATCTATATCTATATCTATATCTATATCTTTCTCTAACTCTATCTCTAGGCGACCTTTTCCAGACAACTTCTGGACATTGTCCTCCTTTGCTCTTTGGATTCGTTTTTGCCTAGCGTATTCAGTCTCTGATCCTACTAATTCACTTAGCTGATTTAGATATATCTCTCCGCTGTCCAGTATTTTTATTAGTCCGATTTTGTTGAATAGATCCATAGCGACTTTCACTGTGTCCGTATTTGAATTTGTTAGTTTTGCTAGAGATTCGGGATCGTAAGGTATCATCAGATTACCTACATTTCTAACTAGTATTCCTTCTGTCTTTAGAGATTTAAGACAGAGTTTCAGATAAAATAAACAATATTCTTTACCATTCGGTTGTTCTTCCAACCATTCGATGGTATCTTCTTCGAAAAAATCTTCTTTTAATTTAAGCCAGTAATAGCGTTTCTTTTGTTTGTCTGACAATTCAATACCACCTTTTCCTTATCCTCCGATATTTAACTTTTTGATTGTCTCCTGGTTTAACTTAATCCCTTTGATTTGATACTTATTTTTGAAATTGATCACACCTATTTTGTGTTTCTCTGTGTGATGGATTCTGCAGAGTGCTGCAAATGTGTACTCTGAATGATCAACTTCTTTGCGCTTTCGTCTTCCTAGCGCTTTGTCAAAGTGATCGATATCAGCTTCTGTTTTGCCACAGATACAGCAGACTCTTTTTGTAATGCATTTGTAAAAGTAATACTCTTGGTTGCCTGGTAAAATCTCATAGCCTTCTTTAAAGGGGATATGGTGTTCAAAAATAAAATCTAAGATGATATTTGCCAATACATTTGCATCGCTCACTGTTGAGCTTGACTCGTCTTTAAGGCTTATAGAACGTCCTGTGACACCTTCAAAACGGAAGTAGAAGAATTCCTTCCAGAAGTCCGTTGGCATTCCTGTATCGATGAAAATATCGCCTATGAGCGCATAGATGAAGTTTCGTTGCTGCACAGTGAATCGACGTGGATCAATAAAGCGAATTTCAATGACTCGATCGCCATCGTAGCCGTCATACATCGTCTTCAATCGCTCGATATTCACTTCTTCATTGATTCTTGCCACTATCTGGTTGCCTTTGAATCTTCTTAGTACCGCCGAGTATGAGTCTATTAACGGTTTAAACATTCATATCACTTCTCTTTTGTTTCTTCTCTGTACTGATCTTCAAGCCAATTAACGCCTCGTTTTAGAATGCCCAAGTCTCTCTTGGTCCATTTACTGTCATCAGCGGTTATGGAAGCTGCATCAGTCAATGCAACAATTGCTTCATCAATTGATTTTTCGTACTTGTTAGCAACCAGTTGTAAAGCATCCAAGAATAGCTTTTTGCTTCTTTGAGTAGCTGGTTCAAGCATCGAGACATCTTCTGGCATATCTTCGCCAGCAAATATATATAGCCCTAGCCCAAACATTGCTAGATTTTTTACAAGACAGCGCATGATCGTTTTGTTGATATCAAACATAGTTGCTGCTTCAACTCGCTTTTCGATTTTTCCAACAATCTCTTTTTTCTTCGTTTCGTTATTCCACTGATAATCATTGACTTCGTAGGTATATGGCTCATCTTTCATTGCCTTGTTTGCACCATCCATGACTGGTAACCACATGTCACGCTTTACTCCGTTGACTGTGATACTGGTAAAAACCATATAGCCTGTTTTTTCATCAAAGAGGTATGGACGATGCGTTTCTGGATCACGATAGATTTCGTAGTCTACTTCTTCGCAGATTTTGCTGACTTCTGCCCACGCCCATGCCCAGGACAGATAAGTTAGTTTGTTTCTTTTTTCAACAACATCATTGACGGTTATCTTGTACAGACTATTGAATAATTTGTTATCGTTGCGTTTCGTTCCTTCACTCATCAAATTCTGCCTCCATTTCAGCAATGTATTTCTTACCTGATCCGTAATAAGAGATATCAATCAAGTTATCTCTGTCATACTCTTCTAGCGCATCAATCAAACCATCTTCGATGACATAGATATATTCAGGTTTTTTGGACTTCCTCGATAAATGGATAAGATAGACATGATCCCAAATACTCACAAAATTTCCCAAATCGTCTTGATCACATGCTAGTTCTTCATCCGTCAAAAGATTACGTCTGATTTTTCGATTATTTGTTTCCTTGATATTCGACTTGCCCCATTCAGAATCAGTCAAATATTGATCTAAAGTGGAAAGTTCTTTATTCATATGCTAAAATTCTCCTTAGATATGTTTTGTTTTGTGACTCTATGCTTGCCGGCTGAGTCACTTTTTTATTTGTTGCCAAGCTTTTTGCTTATCAATATGTTGTTGGCTTAGGATGCTTGGTTTATTGTGTCTCCACCAGCGATTAGCAATTACCGTCCCTATTCTTAGCGCTTCAGCTCTATTCATTTTTATCACCGAAAAGTCTTTGTTGTCTGTTCAGTTGATCGATTTCCATGCGGATCGCAGTTTCTGGTAGCCACATTTCAATAAATGAAACAGCATCATCGAATCTCTTACGAGGTAACTCGCCATATCTTGGGATTGAAAAGGTACGTTTAAATTCAGACCAAAATTTTGAGAATACTTTTTTGCTGATTTCTTCATAAGCTCGGCTTTCTTTACCTCCTAAAATTTCTATAACTTTCATATTTCCTTTTTGCTTAATTTCAAACTCTTGTTGTCCGCTAATTCGCATAGTATCTTTAAGCATGGAAACATCTTTTTTAACATCTTTCATTTCTTCTAGTTGGTAGATCATCATGTCTTCAATTGTTTGAGGAACAGTATTCTTGCGAATAACATCTTCCATTTCGTTGAATGCTTCAATGTATTTTTGTTTGAAGTAAATAGCTTTCTTTCCTGTAAAACCCATAGCCAACAAGAAAAAACCATCTCTACTAATGAAGAAAACTCGTCGATTTCTGCCGTATGAATCTGGTTCATTACCTTCCACAAACATCTGCTCAAAATTGAGCACATCTTCTTTTAACTTTTCAATATCTCTCAAAACATTTTTGTGTTCTTTTTCAAAACTATCTGCGACTTGCAAGCTAGTAGTCACAGCTTCTTTATTTTTCAAAATTACTAATTCTTGCATTATTTCTTCTCTCCTTTTTGATATAATTTGAGTAAAAAGGTGGTGAATTATTTGATAAAAATTTTGAGCGATTACCAAGTCGCTATTACTTTAATCATTTCTATTTCAGGATTTTTTTTATCCCTCTATAACTTATTTAAAGATAAAAGAAAAATTACGCTCTCCTATTTTTTAGTTAAGCATGATAGAAGTAATCGAATGATTCTTACTGGCGTAATTGCAAACCCATCAAAAATGCCAAACTCAATTATCGAATGTACGTATCTTTACAACGGTAAGAAAATTAATTGTTCACATTATCACGCCAATGGTTTTGATATGGGAAGCATTCATAAAAGTAGCCTTTTATCTCCTATACCGTTGGCACAAGCAATCTCTCCTGGCTACTCAGTCGCTTTTTCAGAAGTTTTAGATATGAAAGATATATTACCTGGTGAAAAACTTGTAATGGTCATAAGAACAGCTAATTATCAAAAAAAATTTAAGTTAAAGCTAAAAGACTCATTTTAATTGAAAAATTTTTCTTTAATAATCAAATACAAATTAATTATTATTGATCCAATCCCACAAAACATAATTAACAGAAATACAATATCGTCCTTACTCATTAGTCAGTCCCTCCCGACTGGCTTTTTTGTTTTGTACTCAGCTTCATCCAGCCCTATAAAAATCCAAACCATGTACACAATCGTTCCTATCAACGCTTGTCTACTTCCCCAAAGCCCTAAAGCATAGACGATTAGCGGTGCGCTGAATACTAATGCTCTGTTGAATTTACCCATCCGCTTACCTCCTTAAACTTTATATTTCGACATGAATTCATCAATATCTTTGATGTCATATTTCGGACGGCTGTTTTCACCGAAGATGATTACTTTCAACCCTTTTTTTACCCATTCGTTAATAGTTCCTGCTGACGTTCCTGTATAATGAACTGCTTCTTTTTGAGTCAGATAGCGTTTAGGAACGTAGCCTATAAGAAATGAATCTAAATCATTTTTGTTGATTAGTTCTTGTGTCATTTCGTTTTCCCCCTCTACAATTCGTACATAGTGATAATCGAATCTATAATTCTGTTTGCTTCTGCAGAAGTCTTTTTACCGTTTAAAATTAAAGATAAGTAGCTTTTGCTAATTCCAAATCTTTCAGCAAGCATGGTGTAAGTTAAGAACTTTGAACTTTCGACATATGCTTTGATTTTTTCTCTATCTCGTTGAGTGATTTCTGCAATATCAGTCATACTAAAACTCCTTTCTAACCAATTTCCTCTAAATCCATTTGAGGGTAATATCCTTCTTTTTTTAGTCCTTCCTTTCTTTGGTATAATTTCCTTATCAGTGTGACAGGCTGAAATAATTGATAAGGAGGTGGAAATTATGGTGCAGGTTCCTTATGCTGAATCTAGCGGTTCATTATCTGTAAGAGTAGAACTTCAACACGCCGCAGATGTGTTTTTGGTCGATTCTACAAACTACAGAAAAATGAACTCTGGTCAAAAATTTAAGTACTACGGCGGACATTACACTAGAACACCGGTAAATATTACAGTCAGTGGTCCTGGTAGATGGTACTTAATTGTTCGTGGTGGCGGGCAATACAAATATAGATTCTATTAATCTTTAATTTGAGCTGGCATGCCAATTGTCAGCTCTGTTAATGTGGCATTTTTTTTCATATAATCTTCCACTTTTGATACAGCATTTTGCAAATTAGAAATCGTCCAGCCTTTCTCGGTTACAAAACTAATAACCGTTTCAATAAATTCTTTTTCCTCTGTTTCTAAAACAATCCTTTGCGTGTCCATTCTATTCATTCCTTTCTTTGATATAATTTTCTTATCAGTAAGTGGTCTACTGAAATAATGCATAAGGTGGTGAATAAGTATGAATAAAAAAATCGCTGCGGATTTAGTTGTTGCATGGCTAAATCACGAATCACAAGTATCTACTAAAGGCGAATCAATTTCGCCAAAAGAAATTGCTCAAGCTTATTTAGATATTCAATATGCTGTTATCTATGGTCAGCTTCCAGAAGACCGTAAAAACGATGACTAAACGTGAGCTAAAATCTCTGCTATGGCTGCAACCATGGCAGAGTCTTCTTTATCTACCGCGTGTTCCATCGCCACTTTTGCTTATTTCAGTATGTCTAATTTCAAATCTTCGATTTTTGCCGAGACTGTTTTTTCCATATTCTTCTCTCCTTTCTTTTATATTCGTAAACAAATTTAACAACTTTTTAAAAAACTGCGTTGACTTTATTAGATTAATAATCTATACTAAATGCATAGTTAAATAAGACATATAAACTTTGATTTAAAAAGCTTTCTTGGCGGTTGGCATTTATTAATCAATAGTGTTTTTTGTTGTCTTTTTAGTTGTTAAACTTGTTTACAAAACATAGTATAGATTAATAATGTATATAAGTCAACTATTTTTACATTATTAATCTAAACTTTTTTTGTAAGCATTCAGAAAGGTTGATTTATCAATGAATACTTACGAAATAATAAAGGAGTTAGCAAAAGAAAAAGGATTATCCATTAGACAGCTCGAAATGAATTTCGGGTATTCGAATGGATATTTAGGAAGTTGGAAAAGACAAACTCCTAATTCTATTGAGTTAGCTCGGTTAGCTGATTACTTTGGAGTCTCTGTAGACTATCTACTAGGAAGAGAGAAAAAAGAGACCCCTAAACATGTGGATTTATCAGAAAACGATACTGTATTTTCTTTTGACGGAAAAGAAATATCTAAAGAAACAATGCGTAAAGCGATTGCAATTGCTAAAGCTTTAGAAGAAAATGAATAGTTGGAGTGATGGTTTGTATGTATTTGAAATTGAAAGAAATGTTGAGCGAATACAATTTGAAAGTAGTTTATATGGAAATGAAAGAGCCTGGTTTCTACTATCCAAAACCCAGAATCATTTTTTTGAATGAAAATCTATACGGTGAAACTGCAGAAACCTTTCATTTATCTCATGAACTTGCACATTTCAGCGCTTCACATTTTGAATTTTCAGTTTTGTACGATAACTCTACAACTTTTCACTCAAAGTTTGAAACAGAAGCAGATAAAATAGCTATTCTAATTTTGTTAAATATATATATTGAAAATGAATTAACTGATGAAGCACAGTTTAATCTCGATAAATTTATGGAGTATTATTCTATTCAAAATAAACTTAGATACACTTGTTATGCTGTCTGCCAATACTATTTTAAGAAAAAATATTCTTGCGCAAGGCAGCATGTATGACTACATCAAAATCAGTGGAGGAAGTGCTCTTGGTAAAGAGAATTAAGACAATTAGGAAAAAGATACATGAGGATGTACGTCTGTTGTTCGTGGGAAAACCCCTACTATTAAGAAAAAAATTATGGTTAATTGTTATTATCCTATTGATTGACATATTATTTAAAACGTTTAATAGAAAATAAAAAAGCCCGTGCTGCAACACGGACTAAAATCTCGTTTCCAAGATCCTACATATAAATAATATCATAGGAATGAGGAGTAAAAAAGTTATTAGAGAAAGAAAATATAAAAAGAAACAAAGGAAAGAGTAAAATAATGAAAAAGAAAAAAGGTACACAATTATCCATTGATTCACCAAACTGGTTATTAATTATTACAGTTTTATGTTTTGCAGCTTTTATAATGGTATCACCCCAAGTATATCTTCATAGTGTTATATTAGGGAATGATATTATGTTTCATTTTAATAGGTTTTATGAAACTTATATGCAGATAAAAACCGGTAATTTTAATTTCTTTCAATCCCTGTATTCTTTTCAGAGTTCTGGCAGAATTATTACTGCTTTTTATGGCGCAGATTTCGCTTATTTGCAAGGGCTACTTTTAATAATCTTAAAATCATGGTTTAAATATCAACTTGTCTCTTCTTTCAGTTGCTTTTTTATAGCTGGTGCTTCGATGTTTTGGCTAACTTATAAGTGTAAAGTACGAACTAACATAGGATTAATCATTGCTTTGTTGTACATGTCTTCATCAGCAGTTTCGTATTATCCTATTGCTCAAGCTTTTACTGGTTGGGGTGCTGCTTTAATGCCGCTTCTTTTTGTGCCAGCAATTGAAGCATTAAAAAATAAAGAAAGACCTATTCGTCCATTGCAACTTGCAATCCCTGTAACTTTATTACTATCTACTCATTTACTTTCATTAGTAATTGGAATATTAGCTATTTTACCTTTTTACGTTATTGCTTTTATTAATACAAAAAATAAACTGAACATGATTTTTCGCTTAGTAGAATCTATAGGGTTAACCATGCTATTTTCTGCTAATACAATAATTGGATTTATAGATGTCTATCTAAGTAATAAAATATTATCCCCTTCTCCGATAAGTCAAATGTTGAGCCAAAGTATGAGTTTCTCGTTGGAAGGAAACTCTTGGGGAAATTATGGTCTAGTATTTACTGCAATTTTCTTTGCTGTAATAATATATTTCTTTTTAAATTGGGCTAAAACTAGTCTTACTTCAAAAGTAATCGTTATTGTTGGAGCGTTTTTTATGTTACTTTCTTCCAAATTATTACCTTGGAACTCTATCCCTCATATGTTTAAATTTGTTTCATTTTTCCAATTTCCACAAAGATTCTCAGTCATTGCTTTTGTTTTACTTTTATTATCATTTGCTCTTATATTGCAAGAATCAAAACTACTTAAAGATGTTGACAAAAAGTACTATATATTAACTTTACTGTGTGCTCTATTTTCAATATTTAATGTATATAATCTTATGTATGACCAATCTTGGCACTGGAATACAAATGATCCCACCGCTGCAGGAAACAATAAAAGTTCTATGGTTGAAAAAGATCCTCAAAAGTTAAGGGAAGCCTTTTATAATAAAGATCTGAATATTGCCTTGAAAGCAATCCAAAAAGGAACTCCTGACTATTTACCTGTACAAAAAAATGTAGAATCATCAGATGTATTAAAACAAAACCCTTATGAATTGTATACAAACCAAATAATAAATAACAATGTACATTTTAAAAAGACTGTAACTAGTGATTCTAAACTTCGTTTAACTTGGACTAATAATTCAAATGAGGAATCCGATATTCAATTGCCTATAATAATTTATAATCATAGTACAGTAACTTTGAATGGTAAAAAATTAACTCCAAACGAAATTAAAACTACTCAAATTGGAGCTGCTATTGTTACATCGAGTCCAGGAAAAAATACTTTAGTTGTCGGTTATAAGCCATTTGTTTTATTTAAAATAGCCTTTCCAATAAAAATATTGTCTATACTTTCAACTATCATTTATGTCATCTACAAGTATAAAAAACAAAAATAATCGAAATATAAAAATTACAAAAGATTAATATGTTATGTGATACACATCCATTTAATAACAGCAGAATATTATAATGGATGTGTAAAAATCACTGAGATTTTTTAGTCATTATTACCAGAAAAGCGAGCTGATTCAATTGGCTAAATTTGAACAATATAAGAAAAAAAACGGGGATAAAGCTTGGAAGTTCCAAGCATATTTAGGAATCAACCCCGAAACAGGAAAGCCTGTTAAAACTACTCGGCGAAATTTTAAAACTCAACGTGAAGCAAAATTAGCACTCGCAAGATTGCAAAGTGAATACGAGGATAATTTATTAACAAAAGAAAAACCAAAAACATATAAAGACGTATATGATTTATGGATGACTGAATACAAAAGAACAGTACGAGGATCTACATTGTTAAAAACAGAAAGAATTTTTAAAAATCATGTATTAGAAGAACTCGGCGACATATATATTTCTGAAATCACGCCTATCAAAATTCAAAAATTAATGGATAAATGGGCAAATAAATATGATACAGCTCCTAAAATGATGAATTACACAGGACTAGTTTTTAAATACGCCGTTCGATTTGGAATGATTGAGTCCAATCCTACAGATGCCATACGCAAACCAAAGAGAAGGAAAAAAGCAACTGTTGAAGAACCATTCTATGATAAAAACCAATTGAAATTGTTTCTTGATGAACTATATAATCAGCCAAACCTAAAGATTCAAGCTTTTTTTAGATTACTAGCTATGACTGGTATGCGAAAACAAGAAGCAGGCGCTCTTGAGTGGAGAGATATAGATTTCAAAGCTAAAACAGTCAATATCTATAAAGCCGTTACTAGAACTGCAAATGGACTAGAAATTGACACCACTAAAACGGTTGGATCTAGCCGAATTATTTCAATCGATCAAGGTACTTTAGACAAGCTTAATGAATGGAAAAAAGTTGCCCTTCCTCCATCTGATGATTGGTTGATTTTCGGTCAAACTAATGCTAAAAAACCACATGATATAATGAGTCTTGATACCTCTCGAAAGTGGCTTTTGAGTATACAAGACAAAATGGACAAGAAGCAAAAGAAAAAACTACCTAGAATTACTGTACATGGATTTAGACATACTCAAGCAAGCTTGTTGATCGAAATGGGAGCATCGCTTAAAGAAGTACAGTTTCGTTTAGGTCACGAGGATATTCAAACTACTATGAACACGTACGCTCATGTATCAAAACTTGCTAAAGAACAATTAGCAGATAAGTTCAATAAATTTATAGATTTCTAG